ATAACCCAGCAAAGGCTCTCGCAACTATTGATCTTGTAAAAATGAATAATGATGGCGGATTGAATTACGCACTTGACTGCGACCTTGATTGCCAAATTGAAAAGGCAAAGCAACCATTGAAAGACCCGAAGGGTGGATTGACGGCTGCTGGCAGAAGACACTTTAAACAAACAGAGGGCGCAAACTTGAAGCCCGGGGTAAGGGGTGCAGCCAACACTCCAGAGAAGATGCGCCGTAAAGGCTCCTTCCTCACTAGATTCTTCACAAACCCATCTGGCCCAATGAAAAAGCCAAATGGTGAGCCAACACGCTTGGCTTTGTCTGCCGCTGCATGGGGCGAACCAGTCCCGCAAAATGCGCAGGATGCCGCTGCTTTGGCTGCAAAGGGAAGAAGGATGTTGGAAAGATACGCCAACACTAAAAAGAAGAGTTTTTCAGAAAATGACTTCGATGACTCCATGTTAGATACTTTACTGGAGATTATTGCGGGTTCAAATTATGAAGAAGTCGTTCAGAGTATTTCTGAAAGTCAGGAAGACGATATGATTGATAATGATGTTGTAAACATGCTTCTGGACGATTTGTATGAGGAGTACATGATGGAAATTGAAAAATCTAGTAATTGTGGATGTAATGTCGATAAGGAATTGCATAATGTTGAAAAATATGATAATGTAACACCTATGGATAATTTGTCAGAGACAGATACAAAACTGTCTTTTATCAAGAAGTTTATTAATTGGTTAGGTCCGATTGATAATTTAGGACTGGAAAAGTCCGAGCATAGTACTGAAGCTTCAATTGAAGCTGAAGTGAATGTCGAACAAGTGGAGGAACAAGATATGGATATTGAAGTTCTTAAAGAAGCCCTTGGTTCAGTCATTGATCAAAAGCTTAACGACTTTGCGACTTCATTTAAGCAAGAAGTTGAAGAGAATGTTAATGCCAAGATCGAGGAAGTAACTAAGAGTGTAGAAGCTCAGAAAGTAGAGTTGGCTGAGAAGTTGGAAACAACTGAGAAGGCTCTAGAAGTTCAAACAGCAAAAGTTGAAGGCTTTGCCCAAGCTGGTGCTGTGAAGAAGAGCGTTGACCCAGAAGATGATGAAGAAGGCGAGGAGCTAGTAAAGTCCGCACCAAAATCATTTTGGGGCAATATGTATTTGCCACAGGGGTTAATTAGCTCCTTAGGCTATAAGTCATAAGGTAAGGAGGAAAAACTACTATGGCAACACAAGAAGAAATCCTTGCAAAGGCTAACGAAGTAACTACGAGTGTCGTTGGCAATGCATCAGGTGGTCTGCTTAATGCAGAGCAATCAAATCGTTTTATTGATTTCGTAGTTGATCAATCTAACCTCATGAAGAATTCCAGAGTTGTGCGTATGCGCACACCAACAATGGACATCGATAAGGTGTCGGTTGGTACAAGACTCATGGCTAAGGCAACAGAAGCATCCGATACCGGTTCTAATGCTGCAGTGACTTTCACAAAAGTTTCGCTGTCCAGTGTTAAGCTTCGCCTTGACTGGGAATTGAGCACAGAGTCCCTTGAGGATAACATTGAAGGTGCTTCCTTGGAAGATCACCTTGCTCAGATTATGGCTCGCCAGACAGCAAACGATCTTGATGATCTTTTGATTAACGGCAATACATCTTCGAACAATGCACTCTTGAAGGCACTTGATGGCTTTACAAAGTTGTCTCTTGCAGGCGGCACTGTTGTTGACGAAGCAGGAAACAATATTTCCCGCTCAACATACGACAGAGTTCTTCGTAACATGCCAACTAAGTACCTACAGCGTCGTAATGAGTTGAGGTTCTTTGCAGGTGCAGGCGTTGTGCAAGACACATCGTTTAGCTTGCAGAATCCAAACTCGGCAACGGCAGCAACCGCTGGAGCTCCAGCTCCAGGTTCGACTTACGGTGAGCAGGCATTCATGAATGGCTCGATCCGTGCGAACGGCGGTCCAGGCGCAACTGGTCTTTCACCATATGGTATTCCATTGATTGAAATTCCTTTGATGCCAGAAACAGTTGCTGGTGATTACTCACCAACATCGGGCAGCCATGGTTATGTAGAGCTTACATTCCCAAATAACAAGGTGATCGGTATCCACCGCGATATCACACTGTACCGTCAGTTCCAACCAAAGACTGACACCATTGAGTACACACAGTTCATGCGTATTGCAAACAATGTTGAGAATCTTGATTCTTATGTGATTGCAAAGAACGTCAAGCTGCGCACTCTTTAATATAAATAATTAATGATGATGGGCGGGGGTGATTATACCCCCGCCTATTATTATGTTAAATTGATTTAAGTTCATTTGAATGATAGGATTGGTATATGGTAAATAGAGATAATGTTGTAACAAGTGAGTCTGTACTCCCAAAAAAGAAAGTAGCTGCTAAAAAGCCGGCTGCACCAAAAAAGAAAATTGTTGACGAAGTTATTGATGAAGATTCTACTGTTGTTGAATCTGTGATTTTTACAAATAATGAACAAAGTGTCCTGCTGTATTTTGAGAGCGGGGCTGGATATATTACAGGTTCTGGATTTAGATTTACCAGAGCTCAGCCAATGGGTGAAGTTTCTTCTGATGAAGCAAATAGCTTGTTGAGACTTCCTAACTTCAGATTGCCTAATGACGAAGAAAAGGAAATGTATTATAATAATCTGGAGGGATAATAATGGCAGGCAATCTTACAAACTATCTTGAAAATAAACTGATTGACCATTTTCTTGGTACGACTTCTTATACGATGCCGGCTGATGTTTATATTGCCCTATTCACAGTAGCTCCAGCGGATGCTGGTGGTGGAACAGAAGTAACTGGGGGCTCATATGCCCGCCAAATTGCAACATTTAGCGGAGCATCAAGCGGCGCAACATCAAATGATTCTAATATTGACTTTACTGGAATGCCAGCGGCTACAACAGTAGCGATTGGCATTTTTGATGCTTCAACGAGTGGAAATATGTTGTTGTACGGAACGCTTACAACTAATAAAACAACAGATGCTGGGGATACTCTAAGAATCGCAACAGGCGATCTTGATATCAGCATTGACTAGGGGATTGGTATGTTGAGAAGAGAATTTACAGGAGCGGCGTTGAGAACCAACTTGAGTGCTAACATCTCCAATAGCGCCTCGTCTTTCTCCGTAACAGATGCTGAAGGGTTTCCTTCTGGCTCAAATCCGTTTGCTGTTGTTGTTGATCGAGGCACATCTGATGAAGAAAAAATGTTGATCTCTTCAAGGGCCGGATCCTCATTTACAGTTCAGGCGCGTGGTTATGATGGAACGGTTGCGAAATCACATACATCTGGAGCTTTTGTTGATCATATTTTAGACGCTGTGACTATTCAAGATATGAACACCACAACATACGATAATGAAGTTTTAATGTGGATGGGGGCGTAAATGGCTAACTTAGTTCCTAAATCATTTTATCTTGGTAATACAACTGGGTCTAATGTTTACACGGTTGCAAACACTGCCGGAAATTACTCGATTATTAAATCAATTAATATTTGCAATACAAGTAATACCGATAATGCTACTGCGGATGTTCACATTCTGATTGCAGGGGCAACAGCGGCTGCAAATAATAAAATCATTAGCAATGCAGTTGTAATCAAAAATGATGTTCTTTACTACAATACATCTATTGTCATTCCGGCAAATAGTAATGTTTATGTTGCGTCAAGCAACAGTGCTTTGACTTTTAATATTAGCGGGGTAGAATATGCCTAATCTTGTTAATAGCGGCGGCAGTGGGAGTGGTAATGCTTCTGGAGCTGCATTTATGTGGGATCCAAAGAAGCATGAAATTCTTGATGGAGCATATTTCCATGGATGGCAATTTGATCCCGAATCCGGTCGTCTCACTGCACAGGCCCACTCGGATAGCGATCCTGTCGTGATCCCAGATTATCGCTCAGGAGATGGCTTACTGGTTGCGAATGACGATGGCGGATTCAGGTTTACAGGCAGAGAAAACTTATCTGATTGCCTGCAAAATATGGATGAAGGGGAAACTATAGATTTTAATAATACTTCTGTATACATTAATTGGTTAACAAGCCAATCTGAATTAAATTATTCATGGTATACTGATAATAAATCGCATTTGATTTTGGAGGTTGCGTAAATGGCACAAGCAATAGATTTAGGAAGACTTAGATTTTTCCATAGAGGGGCATACAGCTCTGGAACAACTTATGAATTAAACGATGTTGTTTCGTATGGAGCGAAATCGTATGTCTATATTAATCAAACATCGGCATCAGCTAATCTCCCAACAAATGCGACATACTGGGCACTACTAGCCGATGGTCAGGATTACAAAGGTGCGTGGGCAAATGCTACTGCATATAAAATTGACGATATTGTAACTAGAGGCGGAGTGTCCTATAGCTGCCTAGTGGCACATACATCGGGGACTTTTACTACTGACCTTGCTGCTGCAAAGTGGGAAATATATGTTCCCGGTACCAACTGGCGTGGTGCTTGGGCAACAAGCACTTTGTATTTTACTAATGACATTGTGTTTTCTGATGGGAACGCTTACATCGCAACAAGTGAGTATACGAGCACCAGTGGTTCTATCGCTACTGACTTAGCTGCGTCTAAATGGACCTTGTTCTCTCAAGGTGGTACTGGTGAAATTCCAAGCCAATCTGGGAGTGCAAATTCTGTATTAAAGACTGATGGGACATCAGTATCTTGGACCAACTCATTGTCAATTGTTTCTGCAACATTAAGCGGCACACTCACTGCTAATGCAGTTACTGTCAATGCTAATATTTCTGCAAACAATATAAATGCTACAACTTTGATTCAAACTGGCGCTATAAATGCAAATGCCGCCTCAACTGTTGGTGCGAACTCAGTCAATTTTGCTGCAACACTGACTAACCCAACCCTTACGGTTCAGTCAAATACTACAGATTACTCACAGATCGCTTTTAGAAACTTAGGTACAAATGCAAACAGCTCAACAGATATTATTGCTTATGCCGATGCAGGAACTGATGATGCTGGCTGGATTGACATGGGTATTACATCGGCAAACTTTAATGACCCAGGCTTTACTATTACCGGTGATCATGATGGCTATGTCTTCTTAGAAGCCCCAGCAAACACTGCAGGAAACGGAAACCTTGTTCTTGCTACTGGTGGTAATGGTCAGCAAAACAAAATTATTTTTGCGGCAGGCGGTTTGTCAAGTGATAAAACTCAAATGGTTATTACTCCAAACACATCTGTAACAGTTAATATCGCTACTAACTCAGTAAGTGCTACAACTGGAGCACTTGTTGTTGCTGGCGGTCTTGGTGTTGGTGGTAATGTTTACATTAGCGGTAATACTAATATTCAAGGAACCATCACTGTAGGCGGTGGTGCGTTTGAATCAAACAACCTTACCGTGTCAGACCCAATTGTGTTCATGGGAAATACAAACGCTGCTGATACTTTTGACCTTGGTTTCGCTGGTAAGTTTAACGATGGCGCTGTCAAGTATGCAGGTCTATTAAGAGATGCAAGCGATGGTAAGTTTAAGTTGTTTACTAATCTAACAACAGCTCCGTCAAGCACAGCAAACTTTGCTGCATCTTCAAATGCATCCTTGGTTGTTGCAGACCTTGAAGCAAGCGGTCTTGCAAATATTGCTGGAATTGTAACTCTTTCCAACACCACGGCTTCTTCAAACACCACTACTGGTGCTCTCGTTGTTACTGGTGGTATTGCTACTTCAAATAATGTGAATGTTGGCGGGACACTGAGTGTTGCTGGAGATGTAACAATTACTGGTAATACAACGGTCAATGGTCGTTTGACAATGGCTGAAATTTCAGAGGTTGTTGCATCTGGTGCAATAACATCTAATATTTCTAATGTGGCATACACTGACACACTGATTTCGTACTACTCAGCACCATCTGCTAACTTTACTATTAACTTAACAGGTGTTCCAACAACCAACGATAGAATTATTACCTTCACAGCAATCATCACACAAGGCTCTACAGGTTACTACCCAAGCGCCTTCCAGATTGATGGCTCTGCTCAAACTATTAAGTGGGGCGGTGGTGCTGCAGTTGCTGCAACATCAGGAGCTGGAAAGATTGACATTTATACATTCAACCTCCTCCGAACAGGATCAGCTTGGACTGTGTTTGGCGCTGGAAGCGTTAACTACTAATTACGGAGGGGTTATGGGTATCTATAGCAGTATTAAATCAATTGGAGCAGTAGGTTCTAAAGTACTCACTACTAAGCTAAAAGCTTTTCAGGATACTTTTACTGCAACGAATAGTTCTACAGATCTTCCTCAAACAACAGCAAAGTGGGTTGCGACAAGTGGTACATGGGGTATCACCGGGAATAAAGCCTACTCAACTACAGCAGCCTCGTCCTATCCAGTTGCGACAGTTGATACAAACACTAAAGATGTTGTTGTTAAATCAACAGCTTCCTCATCTGGCTCCGGCTACGGCGTTTCATTTTGGGTTACAGATGCAAATAACTGGTGGGGCGCACATACGGAAAAGACAACTTTTTCTGCAGCCCCATATAACTGTCCAAGCGGAGGCACTGCTTATGGTTCAAATTGTAATTATGCTTACGGCGCATCTGGTGGTCCATATTCCTATTGCGGCGGCTGCGGCGGCGCAACTTTTGGTTGCGATTGCTATAACTGCTGCTGGGTCTTCGCCGGTCCTGCGCAAGTTTATAATGCAAGCGCCCCGTATAACTGTCCATCGGGAGGAAGTTTGTCGGGTTCTACTTGTTATGTGACATATGGTGGAACGCTGACTACATGGTATAAACACGATTTCAAAGTTGTTAAAAAAACAGCTGGTTCCGTATCCGTTGTTGCAACACAACTTGTTGGAAACACAACTTCTAATACTGATTATATAGCATATATTCAAGCTAATACTCAACCTAATAGTGCAATAATTACTGCGCAAATGAGCACTGGTGGGGCTGTAGCCAGCTATACGGCTCCCGCAGGCACTCCTGGTAGATCTAATTTGCATGGATTAATTGCCGGACCAGCAACCCTTAGTGGGACAACATCTGTTGAAACTTTTGATTATACGCCTAATTAATATATGAATAAATATAATACATTAAAAGAAATGTCTGAAAGAAGATTGAGTATATGTAATGATTGTCCACGTTTTTTTAAAACGACAAAGACATGCTTGGAGTGCGGATGTTTTATGAAAGTTAAAACACTAATGTCAAGCAGTTCCTGTCCGATAGGAAGATGGGGTAAGGAGGAAGGTGGTGCATAGCAGAAATATATCTATAAACACTAGCGAGGAAATGACCGAGATGCTTAATGGCATCTTGTTCTATTTAAACATTTCTAGGCAAGAAATTATCAATGAAGAATATGGCAATCTTAGCAACGAGAGTATCTCTTCCATTGATGATGCTATTCTTCTTGCAAAAGCCTTGGTTTATATGTGTCTAAGCGAAAGCCTGGTTGAAGGCGCTACTTATGACTTAAATAAGTGGTTTGAAGATAACCGGGATTTTTTAATCAATTTCGTGAAATAGTTGTGCTTTTATGATATGATTTTGTTATGAAATCATACATGGTTAAAGCAACAGCATACGGTCCGGCAGTCGTTTATAATAACGACATTGTTTTCCTCACGGATAGCAAGAGATTGTTTGATTTGGTCGATGAGATTCCAACCCTTCTTGCTGATATTCATCAAACAGTAATTGACGACTTTAAAATGCACTCAGGGTTTTTGATTGATTCTTTGATCCATTATCAAAAGCTTGATCCCGTTAATACACGAATGGCTCTTGATGTTGTTCAAAGCTATCATCGTTTTATCTATTCAGAGTACCCAGAATATCGGGCTCAGATGGCTGAGATTTTTGTTGGTAATAGAAACACTGAATCTATTATTGAAACAAATCCTCCGCATGTTAATGAATTCTACGACCTTCTGTCTGGAAAACATTAATTATGAGAATGTCTTTTGACTACAACACAATACTCTCTACCAATCTAGCCTCAATGACATTGGACAATGTTTTTTCGGAAGAAGAGTGTAACATTATTTCAAAAATTGGTCAAAACTCCGGTCTGGCAGACTCTATGTTGTTTAATTCCGATATTGAACCAACTATTAGAAAGTCAAAGAGCGCCTTTCTTCATCCGGTTGAGGAAAATCTCTGGTTTTTTGAAAAAATAATGAGCGCTGTTAATTGGGTTAATGAAAATTATTTTCAATTTGAACTATATGGATTTTCGAGTATGCAATATACGGAGTATGGACCAGACGGCGACTTTTATAATTGGCATAAAGATTTAATGTTTAAGCCTAACAATGGCGACAGGGCGAGCACAACTCATAGTCGAAAATTATCCGCAAGCGTAATTCTTTCAAATCGTGATGAATACCTTGGCGGCGAGCTTTATATTGAAAGAGATTCAAATAATTACCCAGTGAATAGAATTTTGCAAAACATTGGCTCAATTGTGTTCTTCCCATCATTTATCGATCATATGGTTGCCCCGGTTACCGAAGGCACAAGGAAGTCTCTTGTCGTTTGGGTTGAGGGACCCAAATTAAAATGATGGATAAGGAAAATGATACCATTACTGTTTACTGGGCTCCTTCGTGGATTGGTAATGACACCAATAATGATATTTTTTATCACGAACCAATTTCTGTATACAAAGACTTATTGAGTAAATTCAATCCCCCAACAGCGACTAAAAACTTTATGAGCTGTCCGGCTGTGAAGGGTAATCTTGAAAATACATTTTTTATATTAAACCCAACAGATGCTGATATGCAAGTGTCTTTTGACAAGGATGGGAATATTGACGGACTGCGAAACAATAATGTTGAACATAGCGCAATCCCCGCGAGGCTACAGCACTCTCCAACCCTCACTAATCAATTACTTATTGAATACGGCATGTCTTATTGTTTTTTTTCAGAAGAACCTTTGAATGTATTAATGACTTCTCCCTATTTCCACAACACCCACTATCTTAACTATGGAGCGATAGTTCCAGGCGGTTTTGATATCGGTCAGTGGTATAGGCCGTTTAATTTTGAAATAAATTTATGGGATGGCAATGGCAGGCTGATTATTAAAAAAAACGAACCGCTGGTTTATTTAAAGTTCGATACGGATAAGAAAATTGTTTTTAAAAGATATCACGCAAGTGAGAAAATGCATAAAATTGCCGCATCCCTTGTGCATTTCAAGGATGCCCCGAGGTGGAGAAAATTGATTACAAGATATCAATTTTTTAATAGAGCAGATATGAGAAGCGTTGTGTTGCAAGAAATAAAAAATAATTTAATTGAGGCATAAGTGATATTTATTAAAAAATCAAATTTAATTATTGATAATCAGCAAAATTTTATTGACTGCATTAAAGAGTCAACTGGCAAATTGCAGCAAATATTTGGTACTAATGACTACACAAAGCTTTATAGGCAATATAATATATTCGGAGTTACTGCGACTAACATATTAATGTATTCATTATTTAATGAGTTAAAAACTTTAGTTCGCGCTGAGATCGGGAACGACAGACCTCTCTGGATGCAGTCATGGGTGAACTACCAAGACTGCAATAGTCTTCTCCCGTGGCATGACCATAAGTGGGAATGGCACGGTTATATCTGTATTGAGCCGAAAAATACTGTTACTGTATTTGAAGATTGGGAGATACATAATAAAGTTGGACAAATATATTTTGGAGAAGGGCATAAGCCGCACCGTGTTGATGCCGTAGAACCTTTCGATGGTCACAGAATTACGATAGGGTATGATGTTACATCAGTTCAAAACAGGCAATCACCATATCTAGGGCTGATTCCTTTTTAATAGGAGATTTATGAAAAAATATAGTATAGATAATTTTATTGGCGTATTTGATGGATTTTTTGAAAAATCCTACTGCAACGATTTGATTAAATATTTTAATATGCGACAGGCGTACTCTGAAAATATTAGCGATACGAAGCGCAGGGACCGCTCTTTGTCTTTTAATCACCAAAACGATATAGACCGAACTACTCGTTACAACATAG